AGCGGTATTCTGGAAACAAGGCTGAATACCCTCGGTGCACAGATTTTCGCCTTTGCGCGTTCCTCTGGCGGCAATGCAACAGAAAGCATGGATTTAATGGAAAAGTCCTTGCAGGCAACAGCAGATGCGGCTGCATATTATGACCGCAGTCTGGAGGATACCGCAGAGAGCATGCAAAGCTTTCTGAAGGGGAATTTTGCAAATGATGCCGCATTAGGGGTTTCCTGTACGGAAACAACGAGAAATGCGCAGGCAATGGAGCTGTTCGGAAAGAAATATAATGACCTGTCGGAAATTCAGAAGCAGGAAACGCTTTTGCAGATGGTACTGGATGCACAGAAACTATCGGGTGCAATGGGACAGGCTGCAAGGGAAGCAGACGGCTGGGAAAATGTGCAGGGCAATCTGAATGAGGCGTGGAGACAATTTCAGGCGAATGTCGGGGCACCGTTTCTGGAAGCGATGATCCCTGTTATACAGACTATCACCGAAAAATTGACGGAAATGACGGCAGGGGTAGATTGGACTGCTTTTTCCGAATCTATCTCCGGCTTCGTTTCTGCGATTGTGGACAATGGGAGCACGATTATATCTCTGATTGCAGGCATTGCAAGCGGATTTCTGGCATGGAATGTTGCCAGCATGATTAGCGGTGTGGTTACAGCGGTAAAAGCGTTTCAAGCAGCAAATGAAGGCGCATCGGTTGCGCAAGCGATTTTGAATGGTGTTATGAAAGCGAATCCCATTATGCTTGTTGCTACCCTTGTGATAGGGCTTGTCACAGCATTGGTAACCTTCATTGCGACTAATGAGGAGGCAAGGGCAAAGCTGATTGCCGTGTGGAACGCCATCAAGAGCGGTGTAGGCGGTGCAATCGAAAGAATCAAGGCACTTGCCGGGGAACTGAAAGCAAAATTTCAGGAAGTTCTGGAATGGTTCAAAGGAATCCCTGCTAGAATGAAAGCAATCGGCTCTAATCTGCTGACAGGCTTATGGAGTGGCATCAGTGACAAGGTCGCATGGCTGAAAGGAAAGGTCAGCGGTGTAGTTGATAAAATTAAAAGCTGGTTCACTGGTAAAGCTGGTTTTGATACCCATTCCCCTTCTAAGTGGACGGAGAAAATCGGCGGATGGGTGATGGATGGCCTGGGAAACGGATTTGAGAACAACAGCACAGCCATTCGGGCAGCGCGAAAGGCGGCGAACAGCATCAAGGATGCCATTACCGATGAGATAAGCAAGGTTAATGCGGAGATTTCTTCGATACAGAAAGAATCCGAGGAAAGGCAAGCCAAGGAGGAGCTGGCACAGTACAAGGAAAATCTCGCAAAGAAGCAGGCAGAGCTGAAAAAAGCTGAGCCGAAGAACAGAAAATCCATTCTGGACGAAATTGCCAAAATCGAAAAGGACTGGAACAAAAAGCAGCTGGAAGCGGCGAAACAGGCAGAGCAGAAGAAGCTGCAGGAGCGTTTGACCGCCTTGCAGGAATTTAAGCAGAAATATGAATCGGAGCTTTCTGCTATCGAATCCAAGCAGGCAAGCCTGAGCGATAAGCTGTCCGATTATGGCGAACTGTTTACCAGAACAAAGGATGAAGAAACGGGCAAGGAAATCTTCAAACTGACGAATCTGGACGAGAGCATCAGGAAAATTCAGAAATACAACGAGCAGATAGAAAAGCTGAAGGGGCTTGGAAACGGTATTTCCGATGGGCTGCTTTTCGAAGTCGCAGAAATGAATATTGATGATGCGTTAGATTTTGTAGAAGAGCTGAATAAATTGGCACCGGAAAAATTTGACGAATATGTGCAGCAATACGAAGAGAAACAGAAGGTTGCGAATGAAGTGGCGAGACAATTTTATTCCGGGCAGATAGAAGAGCTTGCATTGAGTGCCGTGGAACAGGCGGAAAGCTATTCTGATTCTTTTGTTGCAGTTGGAAAAGCATTGACAGACGGTGTTGCGGATGGCGTTGAAAATGGTGAAAGCGGTTTAATCAATAGCATCAGAAAAACACTACAGGCTGCGGTGCGGGCGGCAAAAGAGGAAATGGATATTCATAGCCCTTCCGGCGTGTTTAAGGAAGTCGGCGGATATATGGCGGCAGGGCTTGATGTTGGCTGGCAAAGTGGCATGAGAAATGTTACAAGAACGATTCAGAATAGCCTTTCCTCTGTTACAGCTACTTCGGCAGCATTGGCAACGGGCGGCATCAGTAAATCTCAGACCTACACTTACGGGGACATCAATGTGCATATCGACAGTGTGAAAAGCGAAAGAGAAGCAAGAGTTGTCGCAGAGCAGATTGAATTTCTCCGCAGACAGCAAAGCGCAGGGAGAGGTGGTAACAAATGATACATGAGGCATGGTTTACATTCAAAGGCGTTGACAGCCGAGAGATGGGGGTCATTGTGACCGCTATGCCGGAAACGGTGCGTGCGGAGCGGCGGATAGAAAGTATTACCGTGGCAGGGCGGAACGGTTCTCTGCATACAGATGAGGGTGTCTATGAAAGCTATGACAGAACGATGGAATGTGCATTGATAAAGCGTGCAAGACTGGACGAAATCACAGCATGGCTCGTCGGCAGCGGAGAAATGGCATTTTCAACAGAACCGGATAAGGTTTACCGCGTAACGATTGCAAATAAAATCAGCATCGCCCAGATGATGCGTGTGTTCCAGAAATTTCAGGTTATTCTGGATACACAGCCCTTCAAATACAGCGTCAATGCCGCAGGGGATGCTTTGGAACTGACCGCCCCGACCACCATCCGCAACAGTGGCACAGTATACAGTGAGCCACTCATTACGGTTTACGGCAGTGGGAATATCACGCTTACTATCAATGGGGCGGATTTCCCCCTGTACGGCGTGCAGGAAAGCATTACCATTGACAGCGAAATGATGGAGGTGTTCAAGGAGGACACCAACCAAAACGGCAAATACGGCGGTATGGATTTCCCTCGCTTTGAGGTCGGGAAAAACGAAATCAGTTGGACGGGGAATGTCAGCAAAATAAAAATACAGCCCCGTTGGCGATGGCTGTAGTTGTCGAAGAATGAAATTTATGGTATGGTATAAATGAAGGATTGCCAACTGGCGGTTAGTCACTTCCCGTAAAGGAGGTGACGCTTATGGTTACATACGAAGGGTTATTTACTTTTTGCTTAGTAATCATCGGAGTTATTTCCTTGTTTCATAACAAGAAATAATGAAAAAGCCGCCTAACCTGCGAAGTTAGACGGCTAAAACCAACTACTTGGACTAGCCGCCCTGCGAAAGGTGGCAATCCTTCTCTTATGCTTATGATAGCAAAAGAAAGATATTCTGTCAAGAAAGGCGCATCTGAAAATAAAACGGATGTGCTTTTTTGATGCGGAAAACAGAAAGGAGTGAGAAAAATGGCAAAAACGTATAATCGGCTAGAAATTGATGTGAACAAAAAGCCGAACAGCATCGGAATTCGCCCTGTGCAGCATGATACAAAATCCAGATATCTGGATGTATGCCTGTATGAAAACGGTGTGGCAATCAATCTGACGGGCGAGCAGGTGCGCATCACATTCAGAAAGGCGGACGGCAGCACATTTTTCAACCAAGGGGAAGTGACGGATGCCAAAACAGGCAGATGCCAATTTGCATTGACGAATGAAATTCTTTCGGAGGCAAAGGCGGTCGAGGCACAGATTTCCGTATGGAACGCAGGCGGTCAGATTTTGTCTACGCAGGTGTTTGAAATTTATGTAACGGCGGCAATTCCTTGGACGGATGCGGTGGAAAGCGAGAACGAATACGGCGTTCTGGTGGTGCTGTTTCAAGAGATTCAAGATGCACTGGACACCATGCACAAGATTGCCACAACCTTTGGCGAGCCGGGGGATAAGGCGGCGGAGTACGGCGTGGATACCTTCTGGGGGATTCTGGAAATGCTGGCACAGCGCGGGGACGTAGAATCCAGCTTGCAGAAGGGAATTAAGGCGTATTTGAATAGTACGATTGGGACAAGTGGGTTTCTGCCATTGGATAAGATGCTTCCTGCACACGGCACACAAACCTTTACCGAGGATGGCACGTTTACCGTTCCTGCCGGTGTGCATAAGATTTTGATTACAGCCTGTGGAGGTGGTGGCGGTGGCAAAAGTATAAGCGGAGGTTGGGGAGCTGACTATATTGTAAAAAGAGCTTTTAGTGTTGAGCCGAATGCAGTTATACCGATTACTGTCGGAAAAGGTGGTCTTGGGCAAGATGCTAATAGCGATCCAGAAATAGAGGCTACCGATGGTGGCACAACAATAATTGGGAATCTGATTACGATTAGTGGAGGTTTTAAAGGTGGTGACAATACGCGAATACATAAAGGCACAAAGGGAGGAGAGGATACCGTATTTGCGATTGCTGGTCTTCAGGGTACTAGTAGTGGTGGAAGTTCTGGTAGTACTGGCGGTCAGGGCGGAGGTGCGTGCTTTGGAAATGGTGGAGATGGTGGTACCAATGGCAAGTATACCATTGGTAAGGATGCTACCAACGGAGGAACAGGTGCCGGCGGCGGCGGTCGTGCGCAGCGTGTAGGGAATAGTTCCAGTAGTTATAGTAAAGCCGGCAACGGTGGAGACGGCATTGTTATTATCGAATGGTAAGGAGGTGGAAATGTGAAAAACTATGCAATGATTTTACAAAACAGAGTGATTGACGTTCTGAAGAACCAAGAAGTAGAACCCTACTATCCACCAGATCCATCGGGCAATCCTGTGACTGCCATTCCTTGTGACGATACGGTTACGCTTGGCATGATTTATGATTCTGAAACAGGTACGCTTTCGGAATACACGCCACCCGAACCAGAACCCACCCCCGAACCGCCCCTATCCGAAACCGAACAGGCGATTTTAGACACAGCAATCAATGTAGACTATTTGGTCTGCATGAAGGAACTTGAAATTTGAAAGGAGTAGATATTTATGACATACGCAAGACTGAAAAAGCTGATTAGCAGAGGGGCTTACAACAAGGAGGACATGTTGAATAAAATGGACGTATTCCTCATGGCGAACAGAATCACAGAGGAGCAGTATCAGGAATTGGTCGGCATGATGGGGTGATGCTATGATTACCATACACGAAAAAACGGCACAGGCATTTGACACAATCGGGCTGGGGACATTGGTTCCCGGCTCTTGTATTGTGACGGAGGAATTGAACGGGGCGTATGAACTGGAGCTGAAGCACCCGTATGACGAGGGCGGCAAGTGGAAACGCATTGAACGGGGGCGGATTCTCTACGCCTCCACGCCAAGAGGGATGCAGCCATTCCGCATTTATTACGTCAAGCCGAGCATGAAGGAGATTGCGGTCAACGCGCGGCATATTTTTTATGATTTACTGGACAACCAGTGCGAACCAATCAGCCACAGCGGTACGGCTACGGCGGCTCTGGCAGCCATGCAGGCGGCGTTTGCGTACCCCATGCCCTTTTCCTTTGATACGGATATTTCGCTGACAGGGACGCTCACAACAGGGCGTATGAATCCCGTACAGGCGTT